GGGGCGGTGGTAAACCGTAGTTCCCCGAGTGTTCGGTTGTGGGTGTAATCCAGTTCCGGAGAGAGGAGCGTTTCGTCCACATAAACGGCGAGCTCGGCGGTATTGTTCGGGAGGGCGAACAGTACCGCTTTCCCGTCTCCGGCAAATTCCTTGGTGGCTTTCTGTGCCGGGAAGGTGACAGAACCTGCAGCCAGATCGGCGGTGTAGCCGGAGATGGGGTCGCCAGTTACCCGGTCTTTTACCCAGTCAATGGAGAGGATATCCGATTCCGGAAGGTGGAATGTGAGAGATTGTCCGTCCGGAGAAAACCAGGCGCGGCGGGTGGAGGTTAGTTTGTTGACCTGCTCAAAGTTTGTTCCGCCGCCGGAGGGCGCAGAGTTGATGGAGACAATAGGCCGATAGCCTACGACATCGGAGAGGGCGGAACCGTCCCAGACTTTATAGCTCTGGCCGTCCAGAATATAGAGGCGGTTGGAAAAGCCGAACAGGAAAACGTGACCGCTGGTGTCAATATCGCCGATCTTTTCACGGCTCCATTCCAGGTCGTCATAAACGGCCTTCCAAAGTGCGCCGTGGCAGGCGGCGACGGTATATTCAATTCCGTTTACATAACCGCGCCACAGGGCTTTGACTTCCGCGTCAAGACTGGAGTGAGAAACGAAAACAGGGTTCCAGTTGATGACAAAGCGTCCGGCAGCATTAGACCAGGGAGCGGACACGAAGCGGCGGGCGGTCTGAGTGGCGGAGGAGAAATAATAATATCCGGCCAGCTTATCCGCGAGGGCGGTTATATTTTCGTGGGTTACTGTGATCTCGTCCCCGGCTGGCTTAATGATCCCCGTTTCGGTCACAGTAAGCGCAGGCCACAGGGAGAAGGAAAATGTATCATTTTGGGTTTCCTGTTCTGTGGTTGGCGATGTGGTAAGCGTGTAGCTTTCCAGAAATCCGCATATATTCCGGGAGCCGGGGCGGATCTGCAAATTGCCGTCACGGGTAACGCGCCAGTTTGTGCAGGTGGACGCTTCGCCCATTTTCAGTTTTGTATCGCCGTCGGGGGCCTCATTAAGGCCTTGCCATCTGGTGATCTTGAAAGTTCTTTCGGCGGTTGGGGAGTAAATCCGCGCCATATGCATCACCTCACCGGGATTATATACACCGGCAAAAAGGAAAGTCAACAAAGAGTTATCAAAAAATCAACAAAGAGTATTGACAAATGGCGGCGGAAGTGATAATGTGTGGATGCGGACAGAATGAATGTGCTACTTTCTCCCCTTTCGCATTTTGACACCTCCTCCTGCTCTCTAACCAGGAAAAGCCCCCGGGATCACTCCCCGGGGGCTTTTTCCATTATCGGCGTATTAGGTTTTTGATTGCCTCGCTGGTGGTTGCTCCGGCAGCTTTTTCCGCCTCAATTAAGGCGATTATGTCCGCGTCTGTGTCTTTGCGAAGCTTGATATTATACTGCGCGTAGGTTTTGGCGTTGTACCGGTATTTTACCTCGTTGCTTGTGGTTGTTTTTCTCTTGTGGGTATCCATTGTGCGGTCTCCTTTCGTAGTTCAATCCCCCGCCGGAGCGGGGGAGTTTTTTTCAGTAGCCGCCTTCATATTTGGAATCACGCCAGAGGCCGATGATAAAACGGATGAGGTCAATCATGGGACACCTCCAGAGCGGGCTTGGTGTAAATGTCGTAATAGAAATTCGTGTCGAAATAGTCCACCATGCCGTTGCTGTCGTCATAACGATACTGGGAAATGAGACTGTTCACGGCTTCGATTTTGGCAAGGCCTTTTGCAGAAAAGCCGGTGTATGTGTCCAAGTAATAGTGATTCAGGGATGCGGGGTGCGTGTAGAATTTGGCATACTCTTTTTTCGCGTTTTCGGTGCGGATGCGTTCCCGCAGATCGGCGGGCAGGTTGCCAAAATCCTCAAGAGCGACGGAGCGATAACAGCCGTTTTCGTCGGTGTAGTCTACCCAGCCGAAAGCGCCCTTTTCCACATAGTCACGGACAAAATCGGCCTCCGGTACGATGTCATCGGCGGCAATTTTAACCGTGGCGATGATGTTGCCGTTTTTCCTGGCGATTGTGACGCCCTTGATTCCGGCGGCTTTAAGGTCGTGCCGGATTGCGTTTGCAAGGTCAGCGCCGTACAGGCGGAGATGGGATTTGCTTCCATAGACGGCCCCGCCGCCAAGGTATCCATCGGTGATGACGGTTGCGTGCTCCTCCTCTGTGCTGGCGGAAAGGATCGCCTCGACAGCTTTATTTTCGGTGGTGTAGCCGTACCAACATTTTTTGATGCTGTGCCAGCGGAAACGGAGCTGTTTCAGGGCGGAGCGGACGGCCTCGGAAGGCTTCCCGTCAAAAGTGATTTCCAGGCTGTTGAATTGCGGGTTCTTAGTGATCTGGTAAGTCATTGTACAAAATCCTTTCTTTTTCCGGCGGGACGTGGTACAATGACAACGTCCCTTTTTGTGGTCTGTTGTGGTGATAGATCTTTTAGGGATTTCCCGGCAGCGTTGCGAGCGCTGCCGGGATTTTTGTTTGGCCCCGTTTCCGGGGCCTAGTGTTTACCGAGTGTAAATGATTTCGCCCGTCTGGCCGTCGCTAATGTTTATCACGTCCGGGTCTGTTTTCAAAAGTTCCAGCATGCTGGCGGAGTATTCCGGCCAATCATTCCGGCCCCTGAAAGTAACAAGAACCGTTTTCCGCGGCGCGTTAGTTGAAAAGCAAGCGTTGATCCATTCCGTTGTGAAATTCATTTTGTGTCCTTTCTGCCCGTGCTGGGCGGCGTGGTTTGTTGTGGTGTGGCTTTACATTAGCACATGGGCAAGCGTATGTCAATAGGTTTTTGCAAAAAATTTTTCGGCGGTCAAAAATCCCCCTTGCGCCCCCCCGGATTAAGAAAGAAAAGAAGAAAGAAAAGAAAAGAAGCAAAAGAAAAGAAAGAAGTAAAGAAAGAACTTAACCCCCCTATAATCCCCCCAAGCGCGGGAGGAGTGTGCCAGGATCGGCTGCCGGTTCCGCGGCAAGATTTTCGCCGGGCGTGTATGTGCGTATCTTATGCGGCGATCTGGCGCTGTGTCATGTCGTCGCGTCATGTCGTGGGTGTTGGGTGTCATGTTGTGATAATGCGATAAGTGGCGATAAATAGACGTAGAGGGGAGCCAGAGGGGGCAAACACGCGCGTCATTTGAATAATTAGTCTACGCTAACCGCCTTTAACAGGGCGGTGTTTTTTATGCTCTGGATGATTACTGGCTGTTGAATCACGATAACGATTTGTTATTGACAATCTGCACAAAAGGTGTATATAATCACGGTGAAAACTAGCTGTAATCACATTGATGACAGAGAAACCCGCTGTTTTCAAGGGGTTGCGGTGTTTATCGGCTTAATGTAACTTATGCCGAATTATTGGAAATCAACAGCAAGAAACTCAGTATTTGCAAGGGTTTGCGCTGTTTTAAGCAGTTTACAGTTGGTAATATCCAATAAGCCCCTGAGCCCTGCGGCAGCTCGTGCCCCTGCCCCCTGCGCCCTGCGCGGTGTGGGGGTGGTGGGGGTATGCCTTGCCTGGTTCCGGATTTTTCAGAGATCGGGATGGGGGTACCGGAAAAACGGGCGGCCGGGAAATGGCGGCCTATACGCAATATACCTCTCACATTTGAAAGTTGAGATTAAACATAGCCCGGTGGACGTGGCGACTTTAACGAAAGGAGGCGAACCATGCTTACACCTGAAAGATTTCTGGAAGCGGTAGTGGAGTTTCAGAGCTACATAGCGAGATACACCACATCGATGCCGGATGACCTTACGTTTCTGGACTTTATCAACGATGAGTTTATCGATGAAGCGTTTGAGGAAGAACTGACATCTCTTGAGTATGACGAGATGGTGAAGAGCGCGGATAACGCCGAAGCGCTTTCCAGACTCACAAAGCTGCGGGAGCATTATTACCTCCGGCAGATACAGAAAGAGCCGAAGGGGCAGACGGGAATGATCTTTGCCCTGAAGCAGAAGAAGAACGGCGGATATTCGGATAAGCACGAGGTGAGCTCGGACAAGACGCTCACGATCAATTTCGCCGGAGTAGGTGGAGCAGAAGCCTACAAGTAGGGGGTAGCGGAAAAGGGGCGGCCCCTGTTTTTGAAAACGTCCCTTGAAAAAACTGGAGGAATGTATGGCGAAAGCTAGGGTAACGGAACAAACGGAGTTCACATGGGATCCGGGAGAAGCCAACCCCAAGCAGCTCCAGTTTTACATGAGCCGGACGCTGTACACGGCATACGGCGGCGCGAAGGGCGGCGGCAAGACCCACGCTGTTCGCACCAAGGCTGGTATGGGCGCATTTGGGTATCCGGGAATCAAGATACTCATTATGCGCCGCACATACCCGGAACTTCAGAAGAACCACATAGAGCAGATGTGCAAGATGTTCCCCAAGGAGCTTGTGAGCTACAACGGGTCTCTGCACACGATGTATTTCTACAACGGCTCCACGATCCACTTTGGCCATTGGTCGGGCGTGGAATCGGAGAATGAGTATCAGGGTCAGGAGTATGACTGGATATTCATAGACGAGGCAACGCAGTTTACGGAGCGCGAGTTTCGGTATATCGGCGGCTGTTTGCGTGGCGTTAACGACATCCCGAAGCGTATGTACATAACCTGCAACCCCGGCGGTGTCGGTCATCGATGGGTAAAGCGGCTGTTTATAGACCGCAACTTTATCTGCGACCCTTTGAACCCGGAAGCGGACGAGAACCCAGAGGATTATTCCTTCATCTTTGCCACGGTTGAGGACAACTCACAGTTGATGGAGAAATCCCCGGCGTATGTGCAAATGCTTGCGTCTATGCCGGAAAACCTACGCAAAGCATTCCGATACGGCGACTGGAACGCCATCAGCGGGGCTTACTTCCCGGAGTTTTCCGTTGGGGCGCACACCTGCAAACCGTTTGCTGTTCCCGCTCATTGGGAGCGGTACAGGGTATTCGACTACGGCCTTGACTGCTTCGCCTGTTACTGGGCGGCGGTGGATGAGAACGGACGTAGCTACATTTACCGGGAACTGAAACAAAAGGGGCTCATTGTTCAGGAAGCGGCCAATATGGCTTTGGACATGACCCTTCCCGGAGAGAAGATAAACATCACATTCGCGCCGCCGGATATGTGGTCGAGGCAGAAAGACACCGGCAAAACCATGGCCGAGGTCTTTTTGGCAAACGGCGTACCCATCGTGCCGGTAAACAACAACCGAGTGCAGGGGCATCTGCTCATCAAAGAGCAGCTTGCGGTGCGAAAGGACGGAAAACCGGGGCTCATCATCTTTGATACCTGCAAAGAACTGATACAGGATTTGCAGGATATTCAGGCGGATGAGAAGAATCCCAACGACTGCGCCAAAGAACCGCACGAGATCACACATACCGTGGATGCTCTGCGGTATTACTGCGTAAGCCGTCAGGTGGTTGCCGGAGGCGAAATCCGCCCTGGTATGGACTTTGACCACGACGATACTACGGTTTCGGAGTATGAGGACTTTATGTGCGGCGGAGAGCCGGACACCGGATATATAGCGGGGTGAATTATGAAGATTTTTGGAAGAACCAATAAAAACGACCTTCTTCTCAACTCTGTGGCGAACCTCGCCGTAGAGGTTGCCAAGATGCGCGGGGCTGTGGAGGCGCTTACAGAAGCCTTTGAAAACAGCGGTTTCACGATGACGGAAGAGCAGCAGGAAGCAGAGAAAGCCTTTATGGAAGGGCTCTCCGGCCTTTTGAACTACAACTACCAGAGGGACCGTTATGGCAGATAAAACCAGAAACCCCGGCGAAGGGAACCCCCGGAAGATTTGGGAGAAGTACCAGACCGCCCTTGACTTCAACCAGAAAATTCACCTTAACGAGACGGTTGAGGACAACGAGAACTTCTTCATAGGGAAGCAATGGGAAGGCGTAAAGTCCAACGGGCTGCCAACTCCTGTTTTTAACTTTCTCAAACGAGACGTTCTTTTCTCCGTCGCATCCAACACCAGCGACAACATCAAGATTTCTGCATCTCTTTTGCCGAATGTGGCGGAGAGATCGGACAAACAGTTTATTGTCGATATCCTGAACGCTCAGTTTGAGCATCTTTTTGAACACAACAAAATCGCTGTCCGCGTCCGGGAGTTTATGAGAAACGCCGCTGTGGATGGAGACGGCGCTACGTTTACATGGTGGGACGAAGACGCATATACCGGCCAGGAGAACATCGGCGCTATCCGCACGGAGATTATTGAAAACACCCGTGTGCTGTTTGGTAATCCCAATGATCGTCGTGTACAGAATCAGCCGTGGATCATCGTTGTGCGCCGGGAGCGTGTGGACGATGTGAAGGAACGGGCGAAAGACAACAACGTGAAGAACGTGGACGACATTCGCCCCGACTCCGACGACACAAACAGCCGGATGGACAGCTACACCGATGACAAGGTCACGGTGCTTCTGTATATGCGCCGTGATAAGGCAACGAAAGAGATCAAATGCACGGAGCTCGTAAAGGGCGTAATCATCCGCAAAGAGTGGTCTCTTGGGATCCGCCGATACCCTATCACCTGGACGTGCTGGGACTACATTCAGGACAGCTATCACGGACAGGCCATGCTTACCGGGCTTCTGAGCAATCAGCAGTTTGTGAACAAGATGTTTGCAATGGTAATGGTCAGCCTTATGCGGTCGGCGTTCCCGAAGATCGTATACGATAAAAGCCGCATCAAGAACTGGACAAGTCAGGTCGGCGCTGCAATCGGCATTGAGGGCGGAGACACAAAATCCGTGGCTTCTATCATCGAGCCCACGCAGATTTCTCCCCAGGTTTCTCAGGTTATCTCCAGCGTGATTGACTATACCCAGTCTTTCCTTGGCGCCACTTCCGCCGCTCTGGGTGACACCAGGCCGGATAACACTTCCGCCATTATTGCGCTGCAGAGGGCTTCCTCTGTTCCCATGGAGCTGACCAAGCAGAATATGTACGACTCCATTGAGGATTTGGGCCTCATCTATCTGGAGTTTATGGCGGAGTACTATGGCAAACGCACGGTGGAGCTCCCCATGGACAGGCTCCCGAAGGATATGCTCACGGATGAGGTGCGGAACTTTGTGGGTGGAGCAATGCCCATCGACGCAAAGGTCCCGGTGGAGTTTGATTTCTCCGAGCTCAAAGATATGCCGGTTCTGCTGAAACTGGATGTGGGCGCAAGTGCGTACTGGTCGGAAATCGCCTCCATGCAGACGCTGGACAGCCTCCTCATGCAGGGCAAAATCACCACGGTGCAGTACCTTGAACGTGTCCCTGATGGCTACATACCCAAACGGCAGGAACTTATCTCCGAACTCAAAATGCAGATGGGCGCAATTCCGATGCCTGCGCCAACTCCGGACGCACAGATCCCCACGGATTCCTCCGCGGAGGTAGTTGGCGGCAGGGGCTACGGCGGCTTGCAGAGAGCCATCAACGAAACCGGCGAGGTGCCGGTATAACGCGAACACCGCCGCCAACCACAGCGGCTTAATACATCTTGTGTTCCGCCAACCATAGCGGAGAAAGGATTGTTATGGACGAAAACATTATGGAAACCACGGCCCCCGATTGGGACAACTGGGACGATATCGATCTCTCCGATGTCACAGACGATGAGGCCGGGGAAACACCCGCAGAGGAGGAGGCAGACCAGCCGGAACCCGAAACGGAGGAAGCGGAAGACCCCGCACCCGAAGAGACGACCGAAGAACCGGCGGCAGACCAGCCGTTCGTTTTGAAGCATCTTGGAGAGAGCCGGGAGTATTCCAGAGACGAGGTCACGACCCTCGCACAGAAGGGCCTTGACTACGACCGCATCCGCACCCGTCTTGACCAGATCACCGCCGAGCGTGACGCCAATACCGCCGCCGAATCCGAAGCGCAGAGTTTCCTGAAGGAGATGGCGGATGCATCCGGCATTACGGTGGCCGAGCTTATGGACAGAACCCGGGCGCAGGCGCTGGCTGAAAAAGACAAGATCGATTTCACCGTCGCCCTTGGCCGTGTTCAGAACCAGAACGAGGCCCGCAGGCTCCAGAAGGAAAAGGATCAGATGGAGCGGAGCAAGACACAGCAGAACGAGGAAAACACCAAACGTCAGGCCGCCATTGAAGCGTTTGCACAGGCGTACCCCGATGTGAAAGCTACCGACATTCCCCGGACGGTTTGGGAGGAATTTTCTCAGACAGGAAACCTTGTAACCGCATACAGGGCGGAGGAGAACCGGCAACTGAAAGAACAGGTAGAAAGTCTCACAAAGAAACTGGCCGCAAAAGAAACCAACGAAAAGAATAAAGGCCGGTCTACTGGCAGCCAGAAATCCGCCGGTACGCAGGAGCCCATGGATCCCATCATGGCAGACTGGTACAAGGACTAAGCTGACAGGAGCCTCCGGTCATATATGGAGGTTTACTTATGGCTATCAATCTCGCAACCAAATACTCTCCCCTTGTGGATGAGCGCTTCAAACACGGCAGCTTTACCGACATTGCCGCCGGTACCGAATACGACTGGGACGGTGTTAACGCTATCAAAATCTGGCGTATCGACACCGTAGCCATCAACGACTACAACCGCACCGCTTCCGGCAACCGCTTCGGTACTCCCACCGAACTGGGCGATTCCGAGCAGACCATGGCGCTGACCCAGGACAAGTCCTTCTCCTTTGTCATTGACAAGGGCAACGCCAATGAGCAGTTCAACATCAAGAAAGCCAACGTGCGCACCAAGGCTGTTGTGGACGAGCAGTTCACTCCCCTTGTTGATCAGTACCGTCTCGCTGCATGGGCAAAAGGCGCCGGTCAGGGCGACTGGGGCCAGACCGCTCCCACCAAGAGCAACATCGTTGAGAAGATCATGCTCGGCAACGCCAAGATGAGCAACGAGCTCGTCCCCCTTGCCAACCGTACTATCTTCATCGGCAACACCCTCTATGTATCTGCCAAGCTGTCCGATCAGATTCAGCACAGCGATTCCATGGCTACCAAGGCCTATGGTCAGGGCGTTGTCGGCAATCTGGACGGCGTTCCCGTGGTCGCTATTCCCGATGTTTATCTCCCCGAGGGCGTCCAGTTCATGATCAAGTACAAGCAGGCCACCGCCGACCCCATCACTCTCAAGAGCATGAAGGTTCACAAAGACCCTCCCGGTATTGACGGTGATCTCTGCGAAGGCCGTTGGCGCTATGACGCATTCGTGCGTGAAGCCAAGAAGAACGGTATCTACGTTTACTCCACCGCAGCGAAGGAATAACAACGGCATGGGGGCGGACTTCATGTCCGCCCCCAATCTCATTTTATGAGGTGAATTTATGAAAGTGAAAATTACCGCCGCTGAGGCGGTTTTGATAGAGCGGAGCACACTTACCTCCGGAATGGTCGGGAAGACCGTTAAACTCGCATTCAGCGAGGAATGGAGAGGTCTTACAAAGGTCGTTGTATTCCATTGCGGAAGTATCGCAAAGGATGACTTTCTTGACGATGGGGAAGATGTGGAAACCAAGATCCCCCCCGAAGTGCTCCGAGCCAAACAGCGCCTCGCCATGGGTGTTATCGGCTATGACGGCGACAAGACCGTTGTTATCCCGACAATTTACTGTGACTTCGGTGTTGTGTCGCAGGGCGCCGAAAGTTCCGGTGATATGTCTTCCGGAGAAGAAATGACGTTTTTCGACAAAGCTATGCTTGCCCTAGACGAGGCATCAGGCGTTGCCGCCTCTGTTCGTGAGGACGCGGATAATGGCGTGTTCAACGGCAAATCCGCCTATGAGCTCGCCGTTGAGCACGGCTTTGAGGGCACGGAGGAAGAGTGGATGGCGTCCTTCCAGAAGGGCGAGACGGGCGACACCGGAGCCTCGGCCTATGAGATAGCGGTCTCTCACGGGTTTAAGGGGACGGAAGCGGAGTGGCTTGCATCTCTGGAGGGCCCCGCAGGGCCGCAGGGGGAAACGGGCGAGAAGGGTGAGAAAGGCGACGCCGGGCCGCAGGGAGAGAAAGGTGAGACCGGAGACACAGGCCCGCAGGGCCCGCAAGGGGAGAAAGGCGAGAAAGGTGATAAGGGAGACAAAGGCGACACAGGAGCGCAGGGCATCCAAGGTATCCAAGGCGAAAAGGGTGACAAAGGCGAACCCGGAACGCAAGGTGCTAAAGGCGATAAGGGCGCAACTGGTGCGGCTGGCAAGGACGGCTCCGATGGTCAGGATGGAAACGGCATTAAGTCTGCTGTTCTGAACGCAGACTACACCCTTACACTCGCCTTTGACGATGGGACAAGCTACACCACGCCAAGTATTCGGGGCGCAGCCGGAAGCAATGGTAAGGACGGCTCTGACGGTGCGGCGGGTGCTGATGGCGTTGGTATCGCTAGTATTGCACAGACCACCACCTCCACGGCTGATGGTGGAAACAATGTATTCACCGTTACGCTGACCAACGGAAACAAGGCGACCTTCACCGTGAAAAATGGTAGCAAGGGAAGCGATGGTGCGGCGGGAAGTCCCGGTGCAGACGGTCAGCGTGGCACGGGGCTGTTGGCTGTGACCACAGCGCCTTCTGGCTATACCACGGCGGTGGGCGGCATC